GCGTATGTGGGAACTCGACGCCCACTACGGCTACTGGATAGGCGATGAGACGGGCGGCGTATACGACTACGGCGACGGCATGCTCACCATCAACATGGACGACATCATCTACTGCGTGCTGAACGACGTCACCCGTGAGCAGTACGAGGAGTGGCAGCAGTACATCCTCGACGCCTCTGAGTTCGGCTTCGCCACCCCGAACCTGCGCTCATTCCTCCGCGGCTGTCCCCGCACACCCGCCGAGACCTTCCAGCATCTGCGCGAGCTCAAGGCAACGCTCAATGACGCTATCCGCGACGAAAAGGAGCGCATGAAAAAAGACAAACAGAATAATCCTTATTGAACCACGAATTAAACGAATTGAACGAATTATGACAACAGTAGCAGTATTGACATTCCCCATGAAGTCCAAAGATGGAAAGATATGCACTTGCAACATGGTGGAAGGTTTAGACATCACAATGGGCAGAATAAAGGAGCGTTTCGACGACTTAGAGAAAAAAGGCTATGTACCAGTTGGCGACATCGTTCTGAATTTTGTCACAACAGAGAATTAAAGAATTGAACGAATTATAAAGGAACTATGAGCAAGAAACGAATACCCTTTGCCTCTGGCGGCTGGGTGAACACTCAGAGCAGTGGCGATATGCCGTCCAGCGGTGAAATGGTCGTGACCAAGGAAGAGCAGGAATGGCTTGCCGAACTGATGAAAGAACCGCCAAAGGTTGACGCTGTGGCAGTAGTGTCTGGCGAAGACATTATGCGGGCTGTGCTTCCCAAAAGGGACATGACAAAGGTAGCCATCGACCCGAAGGTGTTGGAAAAACAAAAGCACATGCCGACCACAATGGAACTGTTAGAGGACGCAAGGATTGAACACCGCAAGACGCGGCTGGAGCAGAACCACCCCGTAATGGAGTTCTTGGAGGACATCATCTATTGCCCTTCGCAGATTGAGTTCTACTTCCGCGACGGCGAACAGGTGTACTGCTTGTATATCCGTCAACGGCACGGAGACACAACGGCTCAGTTGGTTACGTGCTACGGTAGTGGCGACTTCATCTACGAAGGACTTTGGCCTGACATCGAACTATCGCGTGACTACGACATCGAGGGAAAGTCGTATGAGTCAGAAGAAGCAGAGGAGCAGGAAATCATCGCCATCGAAAAGGACTGCCTTGCACGGCTCCGCGTGATGTTTCCCGACGTGCCGTTCCCCCAGCACCCCAACCGCCGCCGTGGCCGCTACGGCGAGCGGATGAGCGATGTGACATTGTAATGGAGAATTAAACGAAATTATCAAGGAACTATGAAACTATATGAAGGTAATGCCCCATGCCCAGGTTGTGGCATGACGGGCAAACAGAAAGCGCGTCCAAGCAAGGAATCCCTATGCTATGATTGTCAGAATCAACTGGAGATAGGGCGGGCAATATGCAAAGAGAGGGCTCTCGACCGCAATTTCTACCGAATGGACGATTTAAGGCTTGGAGACATGACGTGGTACACTATTCCGATACGCGAGGTGGATCATGCACTTAAAGACTTACTGATGACATTCTCGGAATTCGACCAACAACACGTTGGCTATAAAGGTAATATCACGGAAAGTCAACTGGTAGGAAGGGTAGAGGCGACGACATCAAGAAACACGTATGTATTGCCAAATATTACATTCGCTGCAGCTCAACGGCTTTGCGAATCCATCAAGGAAGTGTGCTGGCAGCTGAAGAAAGACAGGGAGAACTATCAGAAGGAACTCGACAAGCAATTATCTGAGCAGAAGAACGACATCTACAACGAAGGCGTGGCACATGGTAGAGACTTGTTGCGACAGCTGAACAATGGAGAGATAACGCCCAATATGATGGTGCAGCGGATAACGCGGTATGAATCGAAGTAAATTATAACATCTCCCCTTCAAGGCGACCTATAAATAATTCAAAATCACTACCGCCTATCACAAATCCAACTCATTCAGGCGGTTGCTCTCTTAGGCTGGAATATTAGTGGCCAACCGCATCTTCGAAGAAATCGAGGAGCGGAAGCGCATAGGCACAGACATCAGCGAGCTGCGCAAGGCCAAGGGCATGACCCAGCAACAGGTGGCCGATGCGACGGGCGTACAGCGCAACCACATCAGCCGCATAGAGGCTGGCCGCTACAGCGTAGGCTTCGACACCCTTCAGACCATCGCCGAGGCACTGGATGCCGACATCCGCATCGTGCCGAGAAATTGAGCGAGTAACCCTTCGACACCATCTTCATCGATAAGAGAAGCCCCAATGTTGGGACTTCTCTTATTATTTTATACCGAATTAACATGAAGCACTGGCTATTCACCGACCCTACACGCTGGAAGCACTTCCTGCTGGCCATACCCATCGGCCTTGTATTCACTATTCTTTGCGTGCTGGGCACCGCCAGCGGCATGGAGTTCAAGGACCGTCAGTGGGGCGGCAAATGGGACTGGCTCGACTGGCTATGCACCATGCTTGGCGGGCTGGTAGGCCAGGCAGTACAAATCATCATTATCTATTTATGCCTATGAATCCCATTGATTTCAACAACCCGAACGACTACTGGCATGGCTACGACCCCTACAATGGCATGACCGAAGAAGAGCGCATGAAGGTTGGCTGCTTGCACGGTGCAGCCTTTATCATCACCACCATCGTAGCCCTTCTGCTGTGCGCCCTGCTGGCGGGATGCACCACGACGAAGTACGTTCCCGTCACCGAGACGCACACGGAGCACCATTGGCACACGGACACCGTGAGGCAGCGTGATTCGACCCTCACCGAGCGTGAGACCGTCATCCGCGAGGTCGATTCGGCAGCGATGGCGCGGTACGGCATACAGATGGAGCGCAATCAGCGGGCATGGATTGTGCTTCAGCGCGAGATGGAGAACCGTCTGCGCGAACTGGAGCATAGGGCCGCCCAGCGCGACACCGTGCACGACAGCATACCCGTGCCATACCCGTTGGTGAAGGAGGTGCCGAGAGAGCGGAGCACCGTTGAGTGGGTGTTGCTCATGAGCGGACTCTTGGCGATTGCGTGGATATTTTTCAGGATAACAATAAAGCATGTGTGAACATGTAAGCGAACCCGTGACGGGCAAGCAGTTTTCATGAGTAGTTTAATTTTACCCCAAACCGAAGCAGCGGTTTGGGGGGTTTTATTCCCCCCCCCCTGCACCGCTTTTTTGAAAGTAAACCCCATTCCGTAATATGCCCGTTAGTTGAAGTATAACTTTTAAAACGAACAATTATGGACAAGACATTTTGGAAAGGAACACTCTGTATGTTCATTCTCTTTGCCTACCTGATAGGCACCGTCAACGGCATAGGCTATAGTATTTATATCGGCGAGTGGGTGACTGCCGTCTGCGTGTTGGTGCTGGCCGTAATGGCATTCCCGACAGCCCGCTACGTCTGGGACGAATGGCGCAACCTTTAACCGAAAGGAGGACAGTGTATGTGCACATTAGACAAACTGCGCAACGGTAACGAGACCGAGAAGAAGTGCTGCTTCTGCCAACTGGTGACGGGCGTGTGCTTCCTGATCTCGGTCATTCTGCTGATAGCAGGGTTTTTATTGCCGCCGATGGGCGTGATTGACGGGAGCGTGCTCACGGCGGTAGGCGAATTGCTTCTGTTCCCCGTCGTCATCTACGCATTCCGTGCCATTGAACTCGGACTGGAGGTGAAGATACAGAAGGGCGACACAAGTGTGGAGATACATAAAGACGACGCGGCACCGAATCCATAAACGACATCGACTATGAAAGCAAGTCAGAAACTCATCGACTACATCAAGCGCACCGAATCCTGTGCCTTGCAGGCCTACCAGGACTCGGCAGGCGTTTGGACTATCGGCTACGGCCACACTGGCGGCGTGAAGCGCGGCGACCGATGCACACAGTACCAGGCTGAGCATTGGCTGCAGCAAGACATCGCACGCTTTGAGCGGCACGTGGGCAATGTGAAGCACATCATAACACAAGGGCAGTATGACGCGGTGCTCGACTTCTGCTACAACTGCGGCACAGGGAATTTCGACAAGTCAACGCTCCGCAAGTACATCGAGGCCGGGCGCAAAAACTACGAGATACAGAAGGAGTTCCTGCGCTGGACGCACTCCGGCGGTAAGGAGCTTGGAGGACTCGTGACGCGCCGCATCTGGGAAGCGGCGCGGTGGAACGAATAGGTATTATTTTGTTTTTTCTCTCTTAAACAGTGGGGCGACAGCGGTCGCCTTTTTTTTTTTGCTTGCCCCAGTTGATGGCAAGCAGTAAACCCCAGACAATATTTCTGCCGCTAAGAAAAAACAGGCAGAAATATGAGCAATTTTTCAAGATTCAACAATTTTCAGCGCGAGGCTGCTGCCGTGATGATGCGTGAGGTGTCAGCCAACGGCACGCCCGGCACCATCACCACCACCGACCCGAAGGCCGCGGAGAACCAAGGTACGGCCACGGGGTCGTTTGCCGACCGCATTGTGAGTGTGCGGTCGCCCCACGCTGCTCTCACCATCTCGGCGGTGTATCGTGCCGTCGGGCTGATAGCCAGGACAGAAGGGCAGTTCCAGGTGCAGTACCAAAGGCTGAACAGCGAGGGCGGCAACTACGTCCCCGTGCTGGGCAACCCCAACAGCAAGTACGCCAACAACGGCCAGCGGCTCAACTATCTGTTGCAGGTAAGGCCGAACCCCATGATGACCGCTTCGGCCTTCATGCAGGGGTTGGTTATCTCGAAGTTGCAGAACGGCAACGGCATAGCCTACATCGAGCGCGGCGACGACGAAGAACCGAGGGCCTTGTGGCTATGCACGGGAGCACAGTACAACGAACTGACTGGCCGCTACCTGTTGCAATACTACACCCGCAGGGGCATCGTGCAGAAGAACAACGTGCCAGCCGAAGACGTAATTCACATCCCGAACACCTACAAGTATGACAACGGCTGGGGCATCCCCACCATCCGCTTTGCTATCGACACGCTCTCGCTCATTAAGACCGAGACGAACCAGGCGATGGAGACGGCAGCAAAGGGTGGCCGCGTGAAGCTCATCATTGGCGAAGAGAAACCGTCGCAGGGTGCTGGTACGCTGGCCTTCGGACTGCTGAACAAGGAGCAGATAGACTCCTACGCACGTGAGCTGAACACGAAGATGTATCAGCAGGACGTGGTGGGCATCCGTGGACTGTCGGCACTCCACAATATCAGTATGTCGGCACAAGACCAACAGATGATTGAGGTATTAGGCATGGGCATCAACGACGTTTGCCGCTTCTACGGCTGTCAACGTCCGCTCTTGATGGAAGACACCAACTCGCACTACACCACCTACCAGAACGCCCGCATGGAGTTCCTTCAGTGGACTGTGCAGCCCGACATCACGGAGATTGAGCAGGAGTTCAACTCGAAGTTGCTGACGGAATACGACTTCGGCCAACGTCGCTACCACCTTTGCGAGCAGCCCATCATGCGACTCGACAAGGAGGCTCAGGCGAAGGTTGACCAAATCATGCTCCAGACGGGTGCGGCTACGGTCAACGAGGTTCGCCAGCAGTACGACCGTCCGGCGGTGGAGAACGGCGACGAACCGATGGCCAGTGCCAACCTGATGACGCTGAAGGCTCTCATCGCCAAGAGCGAGGGCGCAACGGAACTGAAGCCGGGCAGCTACACCGTGCAGGAACCGCCGAAGGATGGCGAGGAAAAGTAAACCCGCGACGCGAAATCAACCGAATAACGTATGGCATATTCATCAGGCTTCAGAAACAAACTCGTGACCATCCTGAACCGCAAGGAGCAGACGGTCGGCAAGTATGGCATCGACTCCGCAGGCGTGGAGTGGGAGCCGGTCGGCACGGTGTGGGCAAACGTCTCGTGGGCGAAAGGCAACCGCGCCATGAACAACGGCTCGCTCGATGTCTATGGCGTGGAGAACGTGCGAATGCTGTGGAACGATAAAGTCACCATGCGCTCCCGCATCCAGTACGACGGCAAGACCTACCAGATATTGCCCGAGATGTTCCACGACGACTATCAGAAGAACGAAATCGAGTTCAAGATGCAGATTATCATCAACGACAAATAAAGACTATGGACAAGCAACAGATGGAACAGCAATTCCTCAGCCGCTACGACAGCATCATCCAGAGCGGTGACACCCGCCAGATGGAGCGGCTGGGCGCAATGGTGAAGCGCGTGATGGGGTGGATGTTCAAGTATGAGCCGCAAGTGGCCGCACAGGCACTCGCCTTGCTCGACGACAACACCGCCACCGACTATGACAACCGACTCACCGAACAGGAGGCCAATAACATTGTGGCCCAGATGGTGCCACAGCCCGCATGGACGATGCAGGGCCTCACGGCCTCGCTACAGTCGATGGGACTGCCCACCGACTGCCCGCCACACTTCAACCACTACGCTCTGCTTACAACGATGCTGATGATTCAGAGCGACGAGGGCGAGTCGCTGAAAGAGGCTATTCATGCTAACGACCGCGACGAGCGGCTGCTCCGGCTGGTG